ATAGTATCAGGAACAGCATATTGGGCAAGCGTAACAACACCTAACACTACTTACGAACCAGTATACACAGTAAATCTAGTAGTAGACGAAGACACTGCACAAAGCTTTCGGTCTAAAGGTTTTGCAGTAAAGGACATGGATGAAGGCCCAGCAATTATCATCAAGCGTAAAGTTAATGGCCCGAATGGAATGGTTCGGTCAGCGCCTAAGCTTGTAGATGCAAGCAAGAACCCAATTGACGAGCGTGTAGGTAATGGCTCTACAGTTAAGGTTCAGTACAAAGAGTGGGAATCTGTTTGGAAAGGTAAGACCTTCAAGGGTTTAGACTTCCAAGCTATGCAGGTTCTGGATTTAGTCTCTGTCGGTACAATGGATGGCGGAGAGTTTGAAGTAGAAGATGAAATGGAGGAAGCAATTTAATGGGTACATATAAAGTAGGCGACAATGTCTACGATGTATCTTTGCTAGACTCAGAAGCCCAAGGATTATTTGGGCTTTTGAAGGACGCAATGGTGAAGGTACAAGTATCAAACAACGATGTTCAATTATATCAAGCAGCAGCTCAGCAGATTAAAGCTTTGTTTGAAGATAGGCTCACGGATGAAGCCATCACCGAAGATGCAGAGGAAGCTGAAGTTGTAGTTGAAGGCTAACCATGAGGTGACACCATGCCGTTTGTTAAATTTCACCTCCCGTGTAATGAATGCGGGGGGAGTGACCCAGTATCACAGAACGATGACGGGTCAGCGTATTGCTTCAGTTGCAATACTTATTTTAAAGATTACGGCACATCGGAAGTGCAAACCCCTAAACAAGATACAGTAATGGAATTTACTAAGTATCAAGGCTCAGGTAGTGGCTCTAGCTATAATGCCCTGACCGACAGAGGAATCAGTGTTGAGACTGCCAAAAAGTATGGCGTTAAATCTACTACTCTAAACGGTCAGGTCACTAGCCACCACTATCCCTACTACAACAATGGCGAGGAAGTAGCAACAAAGATACGGAAGCTTAACAAGCAGTTTGCTTGGAAGGGCGAGTCAAAAGAAACAGGGCTGTTCGGAGAGCAGTTGTTTAAAGCAGGCGGTAAGTTTATTACAGTGGTAGAGGGAGAGTGTGATGCTATGGCAGCATACGAACTACTTGGAAGTAAGTGGCCTGTCGTATCAATTAAATCAGGAGCACAAGGAGGTGCTCGTGACGTTAAGAATAGTCTAGAGTTTCTAGAATCTTTCGACACAGTAGTGTTGTGTTTCGACAGCGACAAGGTGGGCAAGGAAGGGGCTAAGGCTATCGCCAAGCTCCTCACCCCCAACAAAGCTAAGTTGATGACACTGCCCGAAGGGTTCAAAGACCCTAACGATATGCTCAAGGAACACAAGCACTCTGTGTTTGTTAATTGTTTCTGGGATGCAAAAGTCTACACCCCTTCAGGGATTATGAATCTGTCCAGCCAGTTAGACGAATACAAGCGTTTACGTACAGAAAAGCTTCCGTCAATCCCATATCCTTGGGGCGGCTTAAACAAGAAGCTAGAAGGCATGAGAGCAGGTGAGCTTGTAACTCTCACTGGTGGCACTGGGCTTGGTAAGTCTTCTGTGACCAGAGAACTAGAGCACTGGCTTATCAACCACACCAAAGATAACGTAGGCATTGTAGCTCTTGAAGAGAACTGGAGCCGTACTGCTGAAGGTATCATGGCTGTTGAAGCTAACGCAAAGCTACACCTAGATAGCGTTAAGAATAAAATGGGCGATGAGCTTCTCGAACAATACTACCGCAAGGTATTCATGGGAGAGAACGAGGGCCGTGTTTGGATTCATGCCCATCTGGGTGTCAATAATCTAGAAGACATCTTTAGCAAGCTTCGCTACCTGATTGTTGGTTTAGATTGTAAGTGGGTTGTAGTTGACCACCTTCATATGCTGGTGCTGCAAGCCTTGGAAGGCGATGAGCGTAAAGCTATTGACGGTATCATGCACCGACTTCGCTCTCTTGTAGAAGAGACAGGCGCTGGTATGATATTGGTATCCCACCTTCGTAGAGTTGAGGGCAACCGTGGACACGAGAACGGTATAGAGACAGGACTGTCACACCTCAGAGGCTCTCAGAGTATCGCTCAGTTATCAGACTGTGTTATATCTTTGGAGCGCAACCAACAATCAGAGGACGAGATTGAGGCATCAACCACCAAGGTGCGAGTGCTTAAATCTAGATACACTGGAGATGTGGGTGTGGCCTGTAGCCTTTTATACGATGCCGACACCGGCAGGCTGCGAGAGATTGATGACGGTAATAACTATGATGCCTTTGACGGAGACGAGCTATGAGTAACTTAGTGTTTGACATTGAGGCAGACGGACTTGACCCCACTAAAATCTTTTGTATTGTTGCTCAAGATGTAGACACACTGGATGTGTTTACATTTGACAACACCCAACTCGAAGAGGGCTATGGTCTTCTGAGAGCCGCAGATAAACTAATCGGCCACAACATTATTGGCTATGACCTTCCAGCAATTAAAAGTATTGCCGGACTTGACCTAAGCAACAAGAAGATTGTAGATACACTTGTACTTTCTAGATTGTTCAAACCAACCCGTGAGGGTGGTCATGGCTTAGAGTCTTGGGGCTACCGACTCAAGTTCAACAAGGGTGACTACGGTGCTAACCAAGATGCTTGGGATGCTTACTGCCCTGAGATGCTAAAGTATTGTAAGCGTGATGTAGAACTGAATACTAAAGTATATCAGCAGTTGCGTGTCGAGAGCCGAGGCTTCACACCTACAGCAGTAAAGCTTGAGCATTCAGTTGCTAAGATTATAGACGAGCAAAGACGCAATGGCTTTGAGTTAGATATGCGTAAGGCTATGTTGCTTGTTGCAATGTTCCAAGAGAAGCTAGATGCTACAGAAGCTGAAGTGCATGAGACATTCAAGCCCAAGGTTATCGTAGATATTCTCAAGCCTAAGTATACTAAAAGCGGTAAGCTTGCTAAAGTTTCTGAAGGCCCAGAGGGTAAGGGCGTTAGGCTTACTGACGAGGAGTATGACATCATGCTTCAAACCAACAAGCCCATCAAGCGTGAGACTCACATAGAGTTTAACTTGGGTTCTCGTAAGCAGATAGGTGAGTATCTTATTGATGCTGGATGGTCACCTAAAAACTTTACACCTACTGGTCAGCCAATTGTTGATGAAGGTACACTGTCAAAGGTTAAAGATATACCCGAAGCTGCCCTGATTGCTAAGTATCTAATGCTTCAGAAACGCTTGGCTCAGGTAAACAGTTGGATAAAAGCGGTTGAGCCTGACAACAGGGTGCGTGGTTACGTTAATCCTAACGGTGCTGTGACAGGCCGCATGACACACAGCCATCCTAACATGGCGCAGATACCGAGCAGCAACTCACCCTACGGTAAAGAGTGCAGGTCTTGCTGGACTGTGAAGGAAGGCAACAAGCTTGTAGGTATTGATGCTTCAGGCTTAGAACTTAGAATGCTTGCACACTACATGAACGACAAGGAGTATACTAATGAAATCCTCAACGGAGATATTCACAGCGCTAACCAAAGACTTGCAGGACTTGAATCAAGAAATCAGGCAAAAACTTTCATCTATGCCTTCCTCTACGGAGCTGGAAATGCAAAGATTGGGTCAGTGGTTAAAGCAGGTCAGTCAAGAGGTAAACAACTGCGAGAACAGTTTCTTAATAGTCTCCCATCACTTAAATCTCTTATCCAACGAGTACAACGAGATAGTAAAAAGGGATTCCTCAAGGGGCTAGATGGGCGTAAAGTTACTGTGCGCTCTGAACACGCTGCACTCAACACACTGTTACAGTCAGCCGGTGCTATAGTTATGAAGGAAGCTCTGGTTGTACTGGAGAAAAAGATACGGCACTTAGATGCTAAGTTTGTAGCCAACGTCCATGACGAGTGGCAGATTGAATGCAAAGAACAGGACGCAGAGGCAGTAGGTCAAGCAGGCATTGATGCTATTGTTGAAGCAGGTAAGAACTTAAACTTAAACTGTCCCTTAGATGGGGACTTCAACATCGGAGATGGATGGCATGAAACCCACTAAAGCAGACAGAAAGAAGTTCGACCTTGACCTAGCATACGGAGAGGTGCGAGAAGATAAAATTGCAGCGATGCTTACAGGAAAGAAGATAGAAGTTAAATCAGAGCGTGACCTCTGGCAAAAGACGGGTAACATTTGTATTGAGTATAAGTCATACGGTAAGCCGTCAGGGATTGACGCAACTGAATCCGACTACTGGTTCCATAACTTATGTATCGGTGATGATGAATACTGCACACTGGTATTTAACACCGCTACGCTCAAGAAGATTGTCAAGCGCCTAGATAGTTTTAAAACCGTATCGGGTGGTGACAACAGAGCAAGCCAAATGTACCTGTTAAATCTTCAGAAGCTATTCTCTTCTGATGTAATCAAAGCATTCAAGGAGTTAGAAGATGAACCAGAAGCCGCTTAATACTATAGTCCCTGACATCTATGGGCTGCTTGAAAACCTTTCAAATGGAGAGCCTCTTCCAATAACGGAGGAGGCGCTCGATGCAACGATGGCATCTATGAAAGAAGCTATCCTCCACTGGGCAACACCAAGACCCAGAGACACTGACTTCACTGTACGAATGTCTAACGTAGGTAAGCCCTCTCGTCAGATGTGGTTTGAGAAGCGTGACCCTAATGGCCGTGGCAGCGTTGATGGTGCAACGCAAATTAAGTTTCTGTACGGTCACATCCTCGAAGAAGTTGTACTTATGCTTGTACGAATGGCGGGACACAACGTCACCGATGAGCAGAAAGAAGTTACAGTCAACGGTATTGTTGGACACATGGACTGTAAGATTAACGGTCAGGTAGTAGACGTTAAGTCTGCATCTAAGTTTGCCTTCAATAAGTTTATGAAGGGTACACTGGCTGACGATGACCCCTTCGGTTACTTAGGACAGCTCGCCGGTTACGAGAAAGCAGAAGGCACAAACGAGGGCGGGTTTCTTGTTATCAATAAAGAGAGTGGCGAGCTATGTATGTATGTTCCAGACGACTTGGATAAGCCGAACATAGATACTAAAATAAATACGCTGCTAGACGAATTAAAACTTGACACGCCGCCTGACTTGTGCTATACTCCCACACCTGATGGCAAGAAAGGAAATATGCAATTGCCTAAAGGTTGTACGTGGTGTAAGTATAAACACGAATGCCACAAGGATGCCAACGATGGAGCTGGCCTCAGAACTTTTAAATACTCTACTGGCTATAAATATTTAACACATGTAGAGGCAGAACCAAAGGTGGATGAGATATTATGAATCGCAAAAAGTCTAAGCGAATAAAAAAACACGCAGAAGTTTTGCAGATTGAATGGCTTAAAAGTCTTCTCAGTGACGAGGAGGCTTCTAAGATTAACAAAGATAACTTCAAAGATATGCTGCCTAAACAAACACACCTGTGGGCGCAAGGCACAATACATACTAGCTTCTATACATTAAAGTGGCTGAGCAATAAGATAAAGCAGTTAATAAAAATATTCCCTGACAAAGACGTTGAGGATGTAACGCCACAAGACATCGCATGGAAAATGGAGCAAAGATGAAGAAGGTACGCAAAGGCTATAGGAAGCCGAGAGTTAAACGTCCAGTAGAAAAAGACTTAGTAAAAGGCTATGATTCAAACTGGGAGTATGAGCTGCACTCTGGAATCCTAGATGCTTGGGAGCACCACGTTGACAAGGTTGAGTACACAGTCACCCACAAGTACGAGCCAGACTTTGTTAAAGAAATAGATGGCAAGAAGATACTTCTGGAGGCTAAGGGCCGTTTCTGGGACAGCGCAGAATACTCTAAGTATGTATGGGTTTCTAAGGTTCTTCCTGTTGATGTTGAGCTAGTGTTTCTGTTTGCCAACCCCAATGCCCCTATGCCTGCCGCCAAGGTTCGTAAAGATGGTACAAGGCGCTCTCATGGCGAGTGGGCTTCAGCTAATAATTTTAGGTGGTTTAGTGAAGACAGTATACCTGACAACTGGATTAACGTGAAAAAGAAAGAGGACTTTAAAGATGAGATTGAATGACGCAACGCCACAAGATTGGGACAGAGTTAGAGAAACAGGAGAGCCTACGTTTGAAAGTTACATGGAGCGTTTAGAATCTAAATATGTTTATGATAGCACAGAAGATTACGGCAAAGAAGTTACGAGCGATGCTGGAGACTTTGCAGATTGTTGGGTTGAGCCTAAAAAAGGAAGAGGCATAGATGCGTGGATGAAGGCAGCTCACGAAGAAGCTAAAGAAGCTTGTGATAAAGCACAAAAAATACTAGAAGAACCGGACATTGAAACGGACATGGTGCTCAGACCCGCACACTACAACACCGGTAACATAGAATGTATTGAAGCTATTGAAGAGTCTATGTCTTCAGTGGCATTCAAAGGCTACCTAAAGGGTAACTGCCTGAAGTATCTGTGGCGCTATGACTACAAAGGTAAGCAGGTAGAAGACCTACAGAAAGCTGGTTGGTATTTAAACAAGCTGACAGAGATGGTAGCACAAGAGAATAGGTAATGAATAAGCTTTGGAAAATATGGAAACATGCGCTAGGTTCTTTTGACGAGGAAGACGGGTATGACGCAGAGAACGAAAACTATATCTCATACATTAGAACTTTTATTGTGCTGTCTAACCTAGCTTGCGCTTATGTTATAATGTTTAATATAATTAAGGGTTGGTGACATGAAGAAGTGGTGGCGAATATGGGCCAAGAGTTTAGGTGAGAAAGTGGGTGAGACAGATAAGCAAGCTAATACTGTTGCTTGTGTTAGGACTGTTTGGTGGCTTACTCATATGGTTACATGTGGATTTATTATTGCAGGCAATGTAAAAACATTAGGTCTTTTGTAATGGACAGAAAAGAAGAAAGGCGAGATAGATTTGACCGCAAAAAGAAGTTTAAAAAATTAACAAGGTCTTCTACAGCTAAGACTGAACGCAAAAAAACTAAAAGGAAAAACAATGACAATACAATTTATGGATATGCTCTGGAGCATTAACTTTAGAATGGGAGTTGGATTAGATGTCGAGGCATCCAGCAGCAGGCCGGTGTGGATTACTGGCTTTGATAATAAAATCGAAGCGGGAGAGTTTGACGGTTTAATTTTTTCTATTCCTTTCTTTGTTTTTACTATTGGAAACGTGTGGAAAGTAGGAGATGCTTGATATTATTACAGCATTAGGACTTTTTATATTACTGGCAACAACCAGCGTAGTTATTTTTGCAACCCTATACAACATTTATACAGAGGATAAAGATTAATGGACAAGTACCAACAGTTTATACACAAAAGTCGATATGCACGATGGCTCAGCAACGAAGGGCGAAGAGAGACATGGGAAGAAACAGTACAGCGTTATGTAGACTTTTGGATTAATCGAAAGCAAATAGATAAGAAAACAGCAGAGCGATTGTATGATGGTATTGTAACACAAAAAGTTATGCCGTCTATGCGCTGCATGATGACAGCAGGTGAAGCTTTAGATAAAGATAACGTGGCTGGATTTAATTGTAGTTACTTAGCTATTGATTCTCCACGAAGCTTTGATGAACTGATGTACGTTTTGATGTGCGGTACTGGTGTAGGCTTTAGTGTTGAGCGAGCATTCATCAACAAGCTCCCAGTAATTGCTGAAACTTTCCACCCAACTGACACAACGATTGTTGTTGGAGACAGTAAGATTGGATGGGCTTCTGCGTTTCGTGAGTTGATTGCAATGTTATATGCCGGTAAGATTCCTAAATGGGATATGAGCAAAGTGCGTCCTTCTGGTGCAAGGCTTAAAACTTTTGGTGGTCGTGCTTCAGGCTCTGCGCCTCTTGACGATTTATTTCGTTTCTGTGTAGAAGTCTTCCAGAAAGCACGGGGACGCAAGATGACATCTATCGAGTGCCACGATGTTGTATGTAAGATTGCTGACATTGTAGTTGTAGGTGGCGTAAGACGTTCAGCCCTTATTAGTCTATCAAATCTTTCTGACAATCGCATGGCTAAAGCTAAGACTGGCGCATGGTGGGAAGTAGACGGACATCGTAGACTGGCCAACAACAGTGTAGCATATACTGAGAAGCCTGATTTTGAGGCATTCATCAATGAGATGAAGACACTCTATGAAAGCAGGGCAGGTGAGCGAGGATTGTTTAGCCGTGTAGCTGCACAAAATATTGCAGCTCGCAATGGACGTAGAGATTCTGAGCAAGACTTTGGCACTAACCCGTGCTCTGAGATTATCCTACGCTCTAATCAGTTCTGTAATCTATCTGAGGTTGTTGTGCGTGAAGACGACACAGCAGAAACACTTAAAGAAAAAGTAGAACTAGCTGCTATCATTGGCACACTACAGGCAACGCTTACAGACTTTAGATACTTGCGAAACATTTGGCAAAAGAATACAGCGGAAGAAGCACTGCTTGGTTTAAGCATGACAGGAATTATGGACAATGAGTTACTATCGGGTAAAGGAGATGCAGAAGAACTTGCATCAACACTGGAAGGTCTTCGTGACCATGCTATCAAGGTCAACGAGAAATGGGCTAAGAAGCTTGGCATTGAACAGTCTGCTGCTATTACGTGTGTTAAGCCTAGCGGCACTGTATCTCAACTTGTCGATAGTGCTAGTGGTATCCATCCTCGCTTCTCTAAGCATTACATTCGCAGAGTACGCTCTGACAAAAAAGACCCACTTGCAGTCTTTATGGAAGCAGCAGGATTCCCAGTAGAACAAGATGTAATGTCGGAGTCTTCAGTGGTCTATAGCTTTCCGGTCAAGGCTCCGGCAGCCAGCGTAGTTGTAAAAGAGGTAGGGGCTATGCAGCAGTTAGCACTTTGGAAGGCTTATCAAAATCACTGGTGCGAGCATAAGCCAAGTATCACTGTGTACTACACTGACGATGAGTACCTTCAGGTAGCTCAGTGGATATGGGAAAACTTTGATATATGTTCCGGTATTAGTTTGTTGCCAGTTAGCGACCATGTATATCAGCAAGCTCCGTATGAAGACATCAGCGCAGAGAAGTATGAAGAGTTACTAGCTTCTATGCCTAAAGATGTCAATTGGAATGACTTAATTTATTTTGAACAAGAAGACAACACTACAGGCTCACAGGAATTAGCGTGTGTCGGTGGAGCTTGTGAGATAGTATAAGGAGATATACATGAAAGCAAAGGAAGCTAATATACTATCGTTTAAAATAATCGTCAATCATTCGGGGGCCATCCTAACTGAGATGGGTGGTCTCCCCGAAGACCGACTGCATGAAGTGTTTAAGGGTGATGAGCTAATGCTCGTGCGTAAGATTATTCGTGATGCTAAACCTAAACTAGAAAAGATGCATGACTACCTTGAGCGTGAGCTAACAGCCTTCTCTACCACTTAGATTTATTAGCCCAATATGCCGCAGACATTTTGCCCTTGGCAATGTTCTTAGCATGTCGGGCTTTAAAACTTGCACGTTTTTTCTTCATCTTTTCTGACTCTCCGGCCTTGGGCTTACCTGCTGTACTGGCTCCCTGCTCTCCGTACCGAATTGTTTTGATTTTGTCGCCTTCTTTTGCCACAACAATATGGCTTTTCTTCGGGTGATTCGGTGTACGTTTCGGTTTATTATAGCCGCTTACTCCTGCTCTAGCTAGTCGAGGGTCTTTTTTCTTACTCATTTCCTATAGCTCCGTGTTTTCTTTGCAATCTTTTTGGGTTGAGCACTATGCTGCTTACCTTTCTTAGTGTCGGCTCGCTTCTTTTTTGTGGTTGCCGCATACTCTTTAGAGCTTAAAGCCTGCCTAGCTTTCTTAGGCAGATAGCGCTCCCCAGTTGCCTTCTTTCCTTGGGTACTAGGCTTACCTGACTTAGTACCCCATTCTTCTTTAGTCCATTTCTTTAAAGACTTCTGTGATTTTTTAAGTGCCATTACTTATGTACCTTCTGCACGGGGAAGTTAGCTTCCAGACTTGCTCCTTTATGTTTAACAAACTTGCCGGTATGCTTCATTAACTTAAACGTACCGTTCTTTTGTTTCATCCAATGATGTCCTGCTGGTGCTTTTACTTTCATTTGTAACCTCCCCCTTTAGCTTTATATTCCTTCGCAAGCATCTGAGCCTTGCGAGCTGACCATTGACCCGCCTTACCACCTTTAGTACCCGCTTTTATTTTGTTAAACAGATTCTTTCGCATGGTCGGTTTGGTATAGTTACCTGCCTTATTAACTGTTGATTTCTTTTTAGCTGCCATGTTACTTCTCCCTTTGAACGCCTTTAGCTTTTTCTACAGTACGCATAGCACCTAAGCCTAGCATACCCATTAACACACTTGTAAGTAGTGCGCTATCCACAGGCGGGACAGTAAACCATATACCTAATATAGGAGCTAGTATAGTAGAATAAAGTAGAGCCATTCCGCATATCCAACCTATTGCGGGTCTCCAGCCAGCAACAAACAAACTCTTATGTGCTGCCTCAGTCTTGTTAACTTCTAACTGACCCTTGGCTAACTCTTGAGCGTGTCTCTCTGCCATAGTAGCTAACTCAAAAGCTATGGCGTTCTTCTTATCTTTATCCTCTATAAATTTATCTAACAGTCCGGTAACCGGCCCAATCAATGATTGCAACATAAGTCTATCTCCTTAATAACACCACATCACAGGAGCTTTGTCAGCTCCACAAATCCTGCTATCCACATGGATGAAAGTACTAGCGACTCCAATACCATTAAATCCCAGCTTGATAGCTTCTTGTACAATTGTGTATCTTTCATTTCCGTTACGTGCTCTAATGTCTGCTGCAATACCTTGGGCATGTTTTCCTGCTTTCTCCTTACGTTTTTCCAGTGAGTGATTAGAACTCCTGTAACCACTCGTTATAATAAACGGAAAGCCACACGCCTCCCGCAGTTCGTCAAGCTTGTGTATAAAGTCCCTTGACATCTCATTTTCGCCAGTTTCTTGGCAGTTAAAGTCTTCTAGTTTAAAGTATTTGAATTCTGTGCTCATAGTGCTGCCACCAAATTATCCATATCTCTTGAATCTAAAACTCCTAGATTAATTATCACATGACTCCCTTCACCTTCAGGACTGCCGAACTCTCTTCCTATGTTTCTAGCTTGGCCGTAAAAACTTAACCCTGCGTTTTTAGCTCCACTCAAGAATCTTAAAAGTTTAAATGTTCCGTCTGAGTCGTTAAAGTTATAGCGGTCTGAAACTATAGTTTCGCCCTTATCGTTTTTAAACAGCTTAGCTTGACCTAAAGTGGTCTTCATAGAATATGCAGGACTGTTTAACTTTTTAAAGAAGTCCACTACTCCACCGCCTCCTCCTACATCAGCGTATTGAGACTGACCGGCTGATTGTGTTTTGTAATCTGCGTACTCTATTCCAGAACTTCCACTTTCTTCTTTTTCTAAAGCTATTTTAATTAAAGACTGTAACTCGGAATCCATCAAATCATTTTCAGTTAGTGTTTCTTCGCCACCAGAAACATCATAGATTAACTGTCGTATCATAGTAGGAACAATTCTAGAAGCCTTACGCTTTTTACTCACTTCTGACAAGTCAGGAGCATTGGTTTTATTAGCATCGCGTAATTGCTCCATAGTCATGTCACCCATAATAGATGTAGGCTCAGGTGTTTCTGTAGTTCCCTCAGTATTTTCTGCTGTGCGACCCTTAGAACTAAACTCTACGTCACTTAGCTTTGAGAAAAACTCTTTAGTTCCTTCAAGGTCTGGAGAAATGTTAGTCCCCATAGTGTTTTCTGCTGTACGTCCTTTAGAACTAAAATCAAGGTCTGGTAGCTCAGTGTCTGACAGGTCAGGAGAATCAGAAGCGTTAGCTTCACGCATCTGCTCCATAGTCATATCACCCATAATGGATGTAGGCTTAGGCTCTGCTGTGGTTCCTGTTGTATTCTCTGCTGTACGACCCCTAGAACTAAAGTCAGAATCTACTAGCTTTCTTAACGCTGAAAGTGTACGGCCTGTAGCACTGCTAACAGTTTCTTTAACGTCATCAAATGTTTCTGATATTGTACTTTGTACATCTTTAGAAACATCTGACAGCTTGTCGACTGTTGATTCTACAGTATCAATAACAACATCAGATTTTTCTGCTATGCTAGATGTAATGTCACTTATTTTTTCAGGAACACCTTTAAACATATCTTGCTTGGATTCTATAACAGGCTCTGATTCTTTTATTATTTCAGCTTTATTAGATATATCAGTAGACATATCCTGACCGAAAGTTAATGTTTGTCCAGCATATATTTTGTTTACGTCTTGAATGTTATTTAGCTTAGCTATTTCAGCTATAGTCATTCCCTCGTCTCTAGCAATTTGAGAAAGCGTGTCGCCTTTTTGAATTACATAGCCGCCTTCAGCGAACATTGGAAGACCTTTAAGAATGTCTTCACGCATTTCTTTTGTTATTACAAGAGTAGGAAGCTTAATAGTTTCTTCATTTTGTTTGTACTCTACCATTTTAATTTCAGTATCATACTTTTTAGCAAAATTATTCTTCCAAAGCTTCATTAAAGTTTTGTCATAAAAGTCTAAAAACTTTTTACCGCCTTCTTGAAATTTCATATTGCGCTTGAGTATGTAATCTCCATCACTATCTGGTGGAGTGGCTAGTAAGTCTTTGGCGTTTTCTTTACCAATAATTTCAGGAAGCCTATCTCCAATCTCTCTCATAGTTTTAAAGCTTATTATGAAGTCACTCCTGTCACTAGCGGTTACTCTACCCTGTAATGCCCATCCACGAGGTTTGTTGGTGCGGATGTCGGTTACTTTATACAATATGGCTTCGTTAATGTCGCCTATCTTGTTATTTCTTTCAGCTTGCATTCGCCCAGTAGTTAAAGCAACTTGGTCATATCCTTCTTCTGCTGCGGTCATCATGGCTTTTCTAAGACCTTGTAAAGCCCAACGCTTTTCAGACTTAAACGGAAGGTCAGGGACACCGCCATCACTTGTCATGCCTTGTTCAGATGCTTCATCAAGAAGGGCCTCAAGACGATTATTTTTTTCTTCTTCTGAAAGAGTTGAATTAACTATTTCTTGCCTACGAGATTCCAACTCTTTAGCTTTTTCTGCCCTTTGTTTTGTTTGCTCTTTGGTCATGTAGCCTAACTTTTTACCTTCTTGCTGTGCGTCAGACTGTATTTCATCAACCAATAAAGTCTTAGTAAACGCATCTTCAGTTTGGTCAATATCAGCTAAACGAACATGAGCTACAGGATTTGCAATATCAGGAAAATGCATGTGCTTATAATCTAAATCTACTTTCTTAAACTTAGAGGGCAGTGCAAATACAAGCTCACGATAGTTCTGCGTGTCTCTTCCTTCAAAGGCAAAGTCTAAATGCATATCAACAGTTTTAAAATCTCCTGCACCTTTTTCAAACTCTGCTTTTTTTGAAGTAAACCAAGCGTCAAACTGTTCTGGGTTATCAACCAAGTCATCCAGCATATCTACATCGTGCGGATAGTTTTCTTCTGCCCAAGCCCAGAAAGCATCATCTTCATCTAAGTTATCTGCAAAAGTATCAGTAGGTATATCATCTATTACTTCTTCTTTTTTTGTAGATGGCTTACCAGTATATACATCAAAATCAAAACCAGACTCTTCAAAGTGCTGTAAAACTTCTTCTTTAGTCACTGGATTGTTGTTGCCAAATTTTTCAGCAGCACCAGTCCACTCAAGCTCTTCATCGCTTACGTTTTCTTTTTTCTTTAGCTCATTTAAGAAAGACTGTCCGGGTCTCGGCTTAGAGCCTTCTAGCTGTAAAGCTGCCTTATGTGCAGCACTAAAGAACCCTGAATCCATTTTAGGTGCAAAAGCTTTAGCTCCTTGAGTAACTGCTTTTACAGCGCCACCTAATACAAAACCGTGTCTTGGGTCTTTTGCATTAAAAGACTTTGAAGAAGACAGTTTAAACTGCTCAGGCTCAAAGAGTATGTAAGAATAAGGGTCTTCTCCAGCGTAACTAGGCTCGGCAGTGTTACGATATTTAATAGAATCAAAGCCTAGTTTGTTTATAAAGTCTTTAAACTTCATGTTAAACTCAGAACGCTGTAAATCCATCTCAATTTTTTCTAGCGGAGTTGAGTATGGCTTGGTGTCTGCCCCTATGTACTTAACATAATCGTCTGATTCAATCTGAAGAATATCTATCATGTCAATATCTTCTTCAGATATTTTAGTTCCTTGAGATTTAGCAGCTTTAATTATTGTTGAAATAGATTCCATGTCTTGAATAATATATTCAGCTCTCCAGCTAGGCATGTCTTCCTCAACAATTAAAGGCTTTTTAACATTAATGTAGCCTTCCTGCATGGTGTACGGTCTGATAGACTTATTGCTTTTCTTTAACTCAGATGAAACATAGTTAAAGAACTTATCGTAAGCTTCAGGTTTAGGATTTTCAGAAGTGCCAATGTATTGTTTCATTAAAGACATTGCTGCTTTTTCATCATTACCTGTAAACTCTAAAGCTAAGTCTCTAATCATAACCTTATCTGCTGCGCCTTTTGTTCCTACGTGGGTTCCTACTTCACGAGCAAACGGAAAAGAAATATTAGAGTCTGCGTTTTCATAGCTTGAAACAACTCTATACACAGTGTTTTTATTTTCAGAGTCTTCGACATATTTTTCTTGAGCTTTCTTTCTAGCTTCTGGAGAAAGCAATACACTTTCTTCAGCCTTAGCAGAAATGTTAGGAGTTTTAAATCGTGAAAAGTTTACATCTCCTTTGGCTGCTACTTTAACTATAGCATTTTTAGATAGTTCAAAAGCTCCTTTATCGCTTAACAACGGAAAGGTTTTTTTAATTTCATTTCTAAAGTAGTCGTGCATAAAATCTAAAGAATCTTCATCATATTTATTTACAGAAGCTTTTTCAATTTCTTCTGGAGATACTTTGATGTTAGCCTTGTCGTAAAAAGCTTTAATATTTTTAACTTGATTATTTACTTTTTCAAAGATTTTATTATTTTGACCTGTGCCTTTATCTATAGACTCAATAGTTTTAAGCGCTAGTATTTGTTCATCATCATAACCTAAGCTTTTTTGAAAGTCATATAGTTTTTCATTAGACTTTAAAGAATCAGCTTCTTCTACAAGTTCTAAAAATAAAGGATTAGAAATTATTTCTTCTTGAGTTTTTTGATTATATTTCATAGCTTGAACAACATTAGCTTCAGCTAGTTCATACAGCTCATAATCAGCAAAAGAAATATCTCCAAGTGCTTGAGCAGATGTAATTTCAGAATCTATATTACGAGCTACAGACTCAATAGCTTTTCCGTCTATCATTCCTTCTGTAAGTTCTGAAATTTTAGAAGCGTTTATATTGCTTAGTTCAGTAGGCTCCATAATTTCAGAAGCTTTATTCATAAGCCCTTTAAATGCTGCACTTGCACCACGTACTACGCTTCCGGTAGCGTAAGTAGGTCTTGGTGCAGACTTTTCAAACTCTGGAATAAATTCACCAAATACATCTTTTTGAGTTTTTCTTAAACTTCTTCTATAATGAGTAACGTAATCATCACCTAAAATCTGCTTACCAAAATAACTGCCAGAAACTAAAGGTGCTTTGTTTCCAAGAGTAGGTACAATTCCTTGCTGTATTAAACTTAAAGCATCTGAAGCCGCAGGGCCAAATGGAAGAGTAGCATAAGCTAAGTTACTTTTTGAATACTTAGCAGCATTTTGAGCACGTTTTAAGCTGTCAAGCAACAAACCGTTGCCGCCCCAACGTGCAATAGCTTCTTTAGTAATTTCAAACTCAGTTTTGTTTCTTTCGTTTTCGCCTCCTGTACGGGCGTAGTTAGTCCAACGAGCCATTCCAGTCATTATAGCACCAGCAGCTAAGAGTTTAGGCGCATTGCGCTTAGGGGCCTTTATCATAGCTTTAGTGGCACCTTTCAGCACAGTGTTGGTAAACGCAGCAGGATAGCTAAGCAGTTGGAACATTACCGCAGTCTTAGGGTTTGAAAACAGCAGTGGCTTAATACCAGACATAGCAGTAGGCTGTAATACTACAGAGTTTGTGTAACGTGCAGCACCTCCTAAGAAATCAGTCTTGTAAAAATCATTGTCTGTTTTAGCGCCGCTGTTATGCCAGTCAACCGCTTTCTTCCAATCAATGCCTAGCTCTGCTAGTTCACCAGCTAATACTTCACCATCTGAGTCTAAAGTTTTATTTTTGTAACGACTAGCAAGCTTTGTAATATTGTCGTTGATAAGATTCTTACCGCTTGCAAAAGAAACATTCTGTACAAACTTAGTCCACTGGTCAAGAAGCGTAATACGGAAAAACTTATTACTTGCAGTTTGCAGTCCTTCAGAAACTAACTCATCGCCTGCTAGCCTATCGCCTACCTGTGCAAGCGCTTGGTCTACGTGGATGCTAAAGTTACGCATTTCAGACAGGGCCTCTTTTGCGGTTAAACCGTTTTCTGTCATTAGTTTAGACTGCATATCTTTAGTAATTGTTTTATGTGAAGTATTTAAAGCTTCTTTAAAACCTTTTACAGAGTTTACTGCACCTGCTTTACCTAAATTAATAAAGACTTCTGTCAAACTAGACAATGTAGCTAATCCTAACAAAGCTACACGGTTAGTAAAGCTATAAGCATCTACCGCTGTTTGAGCAGTTTTACCATATCTTTCCATGCCCTCGCCTGTAGCAGTACGATATAGTTTTTCTAGCTGACGTTCTATTTTAGGCGTAAAGTTTTCTCCGTTATCAGTCATTTCTTTGCGTATACGGTTAATGTAAAAACCTTTAAACTGTTCAAAGTTATTTACACCTAACACACGATGCTTAGCTACAGACTTACCTGCTTGATAAGTATAAGCATGTAGTGCGCCTAAAACATCAGAGTTTAAAAACTCTTCAAAGTCTGCATCGTTTCCAATGGTATCAATTTTACGCTTGGCCGAAAAGAAGTAACCGCCTGAAGTTCCTTGGTCTACTTGATTCTTAACATCCAGCATATTGTTTACGGTTCGCCTAGCTTCTGCTTTGCTCATACCGGCTTTCTGCACAAACAAGTCTAAAAGCTTATTAGGGTTAGCCTCAATAGCGCTACGGCTCCACATACGAGGAACATAGTTATCTACCAGTTTATCAATAACACCGATGTCGTTAAGCTGTACACCCATTTCATTATACAAAGCTTTTGCTTCTGTAGCTGCTTTTGCAATAGCTGAGTTTGTTTCATCATTAAACTGAGGATGATTAATTGTTTTTTCGCTACGCATACTTTTGCTTAGTGCATCGTTTATATCTGTAGCAAGTTTAGTGTCCATCTCACTTAACGAAAGAGAGTCAACAATAACACGGAAGCGTTCATTGAACTTTCCGGTAACTTCGCGCTGTACTTCTGACAAATCTTTTTGAACTACTTCATCTTGTACTTTATATTTTATTCCAAACTCATGGCTCAGTTTTTTCTGTAGCTGCGCTGCGGTTCCAGAAAACTTTGTAATAGGCGACAGAATGCCTGCTCCCTTGCCTAAAAAGTTTCCTGATAGGTCAGAAGCTATAGTATACAAACCTTGCTTTATACGGCTTGTCTGGCCCTCTACAGTGCTTTCAGCATCAGCGGCAGCCCGAATCATTGCTAAAATTTCTTTACGTGTTTTTTCGCCGCCACCCAAATCTTCGGCAAACTTAGAAGCTGCTGAATTAAGTGCGTCATCTGCGCCTTCTACTGTTTTTGCTATTGAACCTTCAGGGCCGCTAACACGCAAAGCTTCTTCAACTACACTTCCACCAGATGCAGGAATAAACTCACCCTCAAGAGCTTCATCAAAATACTGATTAGCTTCTCTAACTGAAAGCTCTTTAGCGGGTTTAGTTCCGTCTCTAAAATATTTATTAGCTAATTTAGAGCCAGCGGCATATAAACCCATACCAGCTACAGCACCTATGGATGTTCCAAAAACTGTATCTGAAACACTATAATCATCTTGAATATCCGCAGCAATGTTTAATTCTTGTTGGATGTGTGCGTCTGCTCCTCCGTAAGTAGCACCAATAAGTGCAGAAGCCTTATAAGGATTTTTAGATTGTGCAGCAGCAGTAGCTCTTACAGCATTCATAAGAGTTCTTGAGGCTGCTTGTTGTGCAGTTTTACGTGCTGCTAGTCCTGCAACGGCACTTGTGCCTCCTGTAGTTACTCCCGAAAGAAGCGAACCAAAGGTCAATACATTTTCTGGGCTGAACACAACATCCGCAGAATAGTCTCCAACAGCCTCTAGTCTTTCTCCTAAGCCTGAAATTTCAGCTTTGTCCCAACGAGTTTTCATTGTTCTAAAAGCTTTCTTTACATTTTCAGGTGCATTTTCCATTGCTTTAGCAAGAGCAAGAGGCGCACCTAAACGCATAGTTAGGTCGCGCATGTACTCAGCAGGGTCAGTAGTTTGTCCAGTAGCTGCTTGGTCAATAATATAGCTGCCTAACCCTTGTTCTTCAGCTAAGTAATCTGTAAGGACTTCAAAACTTGATAAAACTACTTCATCGTTTTCCCAATCAGTTACTGAGTAATCTGGTGGAGTAAAGATATTTTCACCAGATTCCATAATTCCTCGTTCACTTCCCTCTCCTTCTGTATATAATTCCCAATCAGAGCCATCGTAAGCTGAACCTGTATAAGTGTTTGAGTTTTCTTCTTTCATTAATGCTGTACCTTTTGGTTAGGTTTTTGCTTAAAGATTGCTATAGCTTTCTAAATACTTATTTTTTAAAGCTACAAAATTAGCTTTTGCTACTGCGATTCTTCTTTTTAAATTTTTACTAGCATTAGGCGCGTCTATTATTTCAGGGTCGGCTGCTTTAGCTTCTAACTCTGCTATTAATTCTGAGGCTTTATTAAGCTCTGAATACTCTCTATGCTGGGGAGAAGACCACTTAGAGCCTCTGCCTTTATTTACTCTAGGCTCTCCTTCAGGCACAGGAACTTCAGATAGTCCTAAAGTTGTTACGCCTCCTACACCGCTTGTAGGTGTAGCGTTTTTAACGCCCTTAATAGTTTGCTGTGCTGTTGAAGAGCTTTGACTTTGCAGCTCTTCCATTACTTTAGCTTCAGCATAAGCAAGCATTCCAGCTTTACCACCGTTATATTCTCTGGGGTTTAGTCTATTATCTACAGCATACTTTACAGCAAGGAAAGCTTTAGTAGCTCTTAATCTACTTGAAGTTTCTTGCGCTCCTTCCCCAGTAAAATAATTCATGTTAAAAAATTGAGATTCAATATTGTTTCTTTTTTCTACGTCTTGAATACCTTTTAAGTTATCATATAAAGATACACCATTAGAAACAAGTTTAGAAATTCCTAAATTTCCAGAAGAAAGTCTATCTGAAATCTCATCTATTTTAAACATTGTGTCAAAAGGATTGCCCAAACCAGAAATGGGCATTCTTTGTGCAACGTCAGATTTTAAAGAATCATGAATCATTGAAGCTTGAATTTCAGCACCATCACTTAAAGTTCCCCACCCCTCAAATTTAGCTTGATACCCACCTTGAGTTATATATCCTGCCATTTCATTATATCTTGATTCCACTTCAGTTTTAAAATTAGGGTCAGTGGGATAATACTTATCACGAACACTTTCCGTTACAAGCTCTTCGATTTCTGCAAATCTTGCAGGATTTGAGTTTCTCAACTTAACAGTTCCTAGTTGAGTGTTGTCTTCTTTAAGTTGTATTGCTACATTATTATCAAAATCTTGCTGTACTCCTAATGTTTCAGGAGACGCAGAGTTATATGCACTTCCGTCTGCATAAACATAACCAACGGCAACGGTTTTACCGTCTGCTCCCGTTTGATTAACTTGAAATATTTCGTGTTCAACAAAATCTCCAGTTGCAGTAGGAACTTTTATTTTTCTTGCTGTGTCGCTTACTACTGGCGAAGGAACACCGAGTTTTAAATCTTTTTCTGTGTAGTTTTCAGCTATAAACTCAGCTACGCCTGCGTTTTTAGCTTTGTTGTAGTTGTTTATTAACTCCCTTTGTTTTTCTGCTCTATCTAGGAATGTGCTGGTTGAAAGTATACCATCAGCAGGCTTGCCGGTAAGACCGTCTAACCCTAAACCTTTTATAATACTTCCTGTAAAACCTACTTCTTTCTTTTTATTCTCTAAGTATTTTTCATAGGCTTCTTTGTTTCCGCTAGACAAGTAAGTCTTGTTAGCTTCTTTTCGGCTTTCCCACTGCTCCTGTAGAGTAGGCAAGTATGCTTTAGATGTTTTGTTTAATAACATCTTAAAATCGGCTTCGTTGTAAGTTCCTTCAGGCCCATATTGATTTCTCAGGTGTGCTTCAACAGATGACTTAGCAACGCCTTGCAAATACTTTAACTCTCCTCCCGGTTCTTTTTGGGCAGTTTGAAAAGTAGTGTTCCAATCTTTTGCTTCTTTCTCAAGGTCTCCGAGCATAATTTTATTTTGAACAGCTTTTTCATTTTGTAAAAAAGCTTCTTGCCTTTGAGTAAAAATATCTGAAACAACATCTGTACCTATTTTTACAGCAACAGACTTCCATAGGTCTTTGTTTCGTTCTTTTTTTGCTTGGCTTCTAAGCTTGTCATTTCTTTGACGAATGTCAGCTAAAAGACTTTCACCGTATGCAATTGAATCTTGTGCCATGTTTACTGTCCTTCAGGTTGTGCCATAAGGCTAGGTTGTGCAGGTGCTGTTTCTTCTACTGGTGATTCTAGGGGAGCTTCTGGCTTTTCTAACAAGCTAACTTCTGGAAGCTCTATCATGTCAGTAGTCATTTCTTCAGTTAAGAAACCTTGAGGAAGCATACCGCTTTCTGTAGCAGCCTCTCTAAGTTTTTGCAAGGAAGCCTCTTCCATATCAACTCCAAAGACATCACCCTCTTCTTCGTCATTATCAATCTTAATGTCTAGGTCTAAACGCTCAGCAAGTGCAATAAGCATATACGCAAGAGGCTCAGCAAGCATCATCATCAAGTCAGGATTAAACTTGCCTTGTTGAAACTGGTCAAATAATAAAACTTGTACAATGCTCATTATTGGAACACCTTTAGATATTCCAGTCATCAAAGCTACATAAGTTTCATCTTCAGTTACAAAGTCCCACATATACATACTGGCTTCGTGTACGTTAGTAAACTCTGGAGGTCTTTCATACGGAGCAGGGTTTTCCGGGTCTGTAGTAAGCGACTGGCCCGGAATAGGTCTGTTCATTTTAGACACTTCTTCCATATATACTTCTTCTTCCATTACGCTGTACCTCCAATTCCTCTAGCCATTGTTTGTGTATAGAAATTAGCGCCAGCTCCAAAGGGTGCTAAGTTATAAAAATCAGTACCCGCAAGCTGAACCTGCATAGCTCTGTCGTTAATTTCTGGAGAGCCGTAAGTTCCTGCTGGGGCTGTATCAAACTGAGCAACAGCTCCATAGTATACATTAGCAGCTTCAGGCTTAGCTTCTAAACCTATGTTTTGATAGAGTCGTTGTTTGCCTAGCCCTGTTATTTCATCTGGAATTTTAGCTACTTGTTCGCCGAGGTAATCTATACCTTCTTCAGTAATAGCGTCACTCAAAGGTCTATCATTAAGAAACTCTTTATATTTTGTTGAAACGTAGTCTATAGGTTTGCTTAAAATACTATCGCTTTTAAGGGGGCTTACTCGTTGGTCTGCTGGAGTTTGTTTAATAGTTCCATCAACAGCATAGTCTTCATAATCTAATATATCTTCAGGCTTAGCACCAGCAGTTAAATCATCTAAAGGCTTAAAGCGCTCATCTATTGAATCAGGGAACTTAGCCGCTTGGTCTTGCATTGCTTTAGTTTTGCTTTCAACATACTCTGATTTAGTTATTTCAGCCGTAGCTTTCTTAGAATTTAAAGCAGCCTGTTGAGCCGCAGTAGGCATCCTGCCGTTGATAGCGTTTTCAAAATTAGTCATAATAGCTTTAGAGTTTTGTAATACAGAATCTTGGGTAGCGTTCCAAGCAGTCGTAAAAGTTTTGTCTGTAATACTAGGCATTAATTTGTTCATTCCGGGAATTGTGTTTAAAGCTGCACCGCCAAACTCTTTTATAAAAGTAGTAACGCCTTCAGTCACAGTCTTAAATGCAGAGTGTCCTGCTTTTGCAAAGCTTCCGCCTGCCTCAAGAACTTTACCTGCGGCCTGAGCAATTTTTCCGCCTTGAGCTAAAGCGCCCGTAACGCCCCTAAAAGCTTGTCCGGCTACGTTGCCTATGCCTGCAAACAAATTACCCATCATAGCCCCGACTGGAGTAAACATAAGAGCCAACTGGCCTACAATGCCAATCTTACCCATAAACTTACCAATCTTTTTAAACGCAGACTTGATGCCCTTGCCAATGCTTTTAAAACCTTTCTTAACTTTTTTAAATACTTTTTTAAAAAATCCCATGCTTTTGTATCCTCTTAGCCTGTGCTGCTTATTGAATCAATTATTGTAGAGATAAACGAATCTGCATCACCTGCTTTTTTAAATACTGATTCATTACCGATAGCAGTTGCAATCATCTGAGCTTTACGTTGCTGTTCGTTTTCATAGTTTTGACGCATGTAAGCTGCTTCATCACGTAGCTGCTGCCATAGTTGAGTCTGCTCCTGAGATGTCATGTTGTATGCAATCTGCACGTTTTGCTGGTTAGCTGCATTCTCTGCTGCTGTGTTAGCCAAGTTAGCTTGTCTGCGCCACTGAATGTTTGACTGCTCAACAGCTTGTGCATTTGCAGCATTCCACTGGTCACGCTGAAAGTCTGACTGTTCGTTAAACTTTTGTACATCTACAGCTAATTGATTATTAAACTGTTGTGCTTGTAGCTCGTTTCCTGCATCTATAGCAGCCATCCTATTACTTTCAGTAGCATTAAACTGGCTACGGGCCGCAGCAGCAGAAGAATTATACTGCTCTATCTGTACACCAAGGTTAGACATAAACTGGTCTGCTTGTTGCTGACTAGCTGCCGCAAACTGTCTTGATGCATTAGTAGCTGCTTGGTCGCTTAGCATTGCTTGCTGCTGGTTTTGAGACTTTATTATATTTGCTTGCTGCCTATTGTTTAGATTAGTCATATCCATCTGTAAAAATGACTGAGCATTTTGTGCTGCAAGCCTAGTATTCTTATCGAGATTAGCCATATCTAAAGAAGCCATAGCAGTTGCATTTTGCATTGCTGCTTGCTGCTCAGCACTAAACTCTGCGGCAACCATTGTTTGCATAAACTTACTGTTGGCTAGTTCTACTTGTTGTGCTGCATTAAACTTAGTTAAATCTACATTAGCTATCATTGAAGCATTTTGAACTGCTCTTTGCTGGTCAACAGTCAACTGGGCTTGGTTCATCTCGGCTGCAATCTTACTTTGAAGCATGTTGGTTTGCATACGATTGTTTAAGTTTGCAAGCTCTGTTTGTTGTGCAGCACTAAGGTTTTCAGATTCAGATTGATTTAAAGCTGTTAAGTTAGCAAGCCTCATCTGCTGGTCATTAGACAAATTAGCCAGCTCCATTTGTTGCTTGAATCCAGCATTTTTAGACAAGAAATCTGCGGCTGTTTGCATTTCAACTAGACGCTGCTGTTGAACTGCCGACATGTTTTCGGATTCAGTAGCGTTCATGTACTGCATATCAGCCAGTTCAATCTGCTGCTCATTGCCCAAGTTCTGCGCTCTCATAGCCTGCTCATTCATAGCAGTAACTTTAGCAGATTCTTGAAGATTCGCTAAGTTTTGAGTACGTGTTTGCTGCTGCATTTGTGCAGTAGTCATTACGGCATCTTGTCTAAACTGGCTCTGCATTGTAGACATTTGCTGAGCCATCTGAGCTGTTTGAGAGTTGGCTGTTTGTTGATTAGAAAGATTAGACATCCTTCGCTGCATGTCTAGTGTTGCTGTAGACATGTTAGCTTGTTGCTCATTGCTCAAGTTTTGAGCTGCTCGCTGTTGCAAAGCTTGAGCGTTGCTTTGAGCCATTGGCATTGCGCTCTGAATAATAGCATTAAACATTGCATCACGGCCAACACTAGAAGCGCTCATGCCTCGTCTAGCTAAGTTAGCTTCAACAGCCGCAAGTGCTGGTTTAGCCCATGCAGGAGTTTTACCGTCTTCAAGTCCACCCAGCAAGCTTTCCATCTGTGAAGATACTAGAGCTTCTGTGGGCAGTGCTGCAACGGCAGCTCTTACTTCTACAGGTTGTTCGTCTATAGCAGCTTCAACAGTTGCAGGGTCTTCTACAATTGCTGCTGTAATCTCTGGAGGAAGTTCACCAACCTCTGCAAGCATTCCAGCCGCTGCGCTTTTAGCTGCTGTGCCTTGAACTGTTCTGCGCTGTGCAGCTTCAAAGCCTACAGTATCTACAATTTTAGCGGCCTCACCTTCAGAAAGAGTGTCGTCTGTAATAGCTTTACGTGTTTGAGCTTCAGCAGCTTTAGCTTCTTCAACAGAAGCAGTCTTACCGCTTACTTTGTTTACGTAGGCTCCTGAGTCAACATCAAAAACTACATTGCTTGCCTGAGCTTCTCTTTCGGCTTGAGTATCTCTTTGTGCTGCAACGGCTCTTTCACTAAGCTTTGCATCTTCTACTCTAGCTATAGCTTCTGGAGAAAGCTGTCCTTGAGCTGCTGTAACATCAGCACCTGTACCCACTAGAGAAGCATCAAACGTAGCACCCGTAACTTCTTTTGCGGGGCCTACTTTATCTGGAGCTTCTTGTTCTACAGTTGCACCCATGTCGGGAGCCGCAACATCTTTGGCTACAGTTACAGTGCCAGCCTCGCCTACAGATTGAATATCTTTTTTAGCTGTATTCACTCCGATTCCGTATGCACTAGCTTTTACAGCATCCATTTCTGGAATAGTATACTCAGGAGTTGTTTGCCCAATTTTAATTGGAGCACCAGTACCTTCTTGGGTTGAACCGCCTCCGGTTTGGTTTCCGCCTCCGGTTTGGTTTCCGCCACCAGTTGCGGGGCCTTGTTTAGGGCCGGAACTGTTATAAGCGTTTCCATTTCGAAGTTCTTTGCCTTCTGTGTTTGCCATACTGTTGTCTCCATCGTCTTCAGTATCTTCTGAGTTTTCTTCTTTGTCTTCAGTATCTTCTGAGTTTTCTTCTTCTTTGTCTTCAGTTTCTTTATCGTCTGTATTAGAATTGCTTCCACCCATAGTGGGTTGAGCATCATATATATTTACACCTGTTTCTTTGTTTTCTGAAACAAGAATAGGCTCTGGTTCATCTTTTGGTGGTGGTAAAGGCTCAGCTTCTACTATTACTTCATTTACTTCTGGTTCTTCTGATTCTTCTTCTTTCGGGGCCGGAGCACTGACATAGCCGCTAGAGTTTCCTCCACCAGAAGAAGTTGAACCAACGCCAGCCGGAATCCCAAAGCCTGTGTTACTATACTGTCCTACACCAGCATTGTTATAGCTGCCTCCCGCAGTAGGGCTTGGATTATAACCATAAACAGTAGAGCCTTCCATGCTTCCACCGCCTCCGCCTCCGCCACCAGAGCCGTAATTATACTGCAATCCCCCGCCATAAGCCTGTGCTCGTATGCGACTAGCTTGCAGGTTTTTTAAAGTTTGTCGAGCTTTAATCATTAAAGTTCCTTATTCTACGCAGCATATTTTTTTAAATATAAATAGCTTTTGCGTATTGACTTTTCTGTAGCATTTCGTGGAAGCTCTACATTAATGTCATTATATTTGTGAATATATTTATCTGTAAGTTTATAATCACTTTTATTATATACTACAGGATAATCTATCTTTAATTCAGGAAGCTTTACATTTTCATGTAGTTTATTTTCGTCTTCCATTTTTTTAAGCTCGTTTAAGTATGCATCCATCCACTCATAATCAGAACCAAACTTAGATACTTTCATTACTGTACCTGCATTTCTTTCGTCATATACATAGGTTGCAGGCGTTTCGTCTGTAGTATAGAAATTTAAGTTGCCTAATACTGCTTGGTTTTTTAACTCAAACATTTGAAGAGTATCTTCACCCACAACTATGTCTTCATTAAATCTAAACTTTGCTGCTTTTTTGCTAAGCCACGTAACTCGACAATGTACTTCGTTATCTTGTGAATACTTTCTGTGTTGTGCATAAAACTTGTAATGCAAGCTTTCAAAGTATTTTGATTTTTCTTCGCTTAGCTTATACTCATTCTTAAACATTGTATAATAATCAGAGCTTAGCAAGTCACTATAATCTACTGTAAATGGTTGCAAAGCATACAAAGTATTTTTTACATACCTATAAGACTTTTGATTTATTAGACATATTGCATCTGGAGGATTATCCATTACCTCTAAATTTTTGTACATCCAAACTCCATGCGGAGTTAAAAAGTCATCTCCATCTACCATAACACAATAATCATTATTAGATTCTAAAAAAATATCTAATACAGAATTTTTACCTTTTGCTGGTGTTCCGTTGCTTTCTGTAATGTAATACTCAATGTTATTTTCTTTACAAAAGTCTTCGGCCTGAGCACTATACTTTTCATTTAATGTGTTTATAACTACTACAGCGTCTTCTTTTTCTATGTTGCTGTATCTAGAATCAAAATGTCTAACAAAAGCATCATAGTTAGTAGACGTTAAAATATAGAACTGCATTAATCTTCCTTGTTTAAAAACCCCTTTACGGTATCTGATTCGTATATCCTTATACCTAACCATATAATAGTAAACAACGAGGCTATAGGTGGTAGCCAAGCAACTAAAGAAAGTATACCTGTTGAGGCAGCTACTACGTCTACCGTTTCTTTTACTGATTCTTCTACAGCCATTATATTATACCTTCAGTTATTAACCAAAAAATACCGCCAAATACAGAAACAACAACAATGGTAGCTCCTATGTTTTTTAGCATATCAGTTACTTTTCGTTGTTGTTTTAACTTAGCAAGTCTAATTTTTTCTAGTTTATGCTTGTGGTCTAGAATAGACTTGTTCTGAAGCATCAGCATGTCACGCCAGACTAGCTTAGGCGTTATCTTCTTTAGCTCCTTCTCCTGCTCTCGTATGGCGTTCTTAGCCCATGCAAGCTCCAGAGCCTCTTCCTGTGTTAGTATGTGGTCGCCTGCTTTAGTAGCCTCTTCAATGCTCTCTACAGCTACCTTGCTGTCAGTGAGGCTAGTAAACAATCCCGACAGACCTGACAAGTGGTCTCCAGACTCTTTGACGGTTTTAATGCCATCATTAAGAGCCTTTAGTACACCTACAACTGCTGAGATTTCCGCAATCATATTAGCTACCTAAAATTGGCTTAGTGTCTGGGAAGTCTTCAGTGCTGGGCCAATCCCGCAAAGCTGTACGGTAGGTCATGTAAGCTGCACGTTGAGGGTGGTCTGTTAGAGGCACGAGGTAATCAGTAGAAGACAGCTCTAAATCTCTCCACTGTCTAGCAGTATCTTCTGCGGTAGGCTCTGCTGGTGTAGGCTCTACATGCAACTCATAGTGTTCAAAGTTGGCTTCGACAAACGCAGTATCTGCTACGATAGTATTTACGATGTTACCATCAGCATCTTTAATATTATATTTCATCTGAATCTCCTTACGATACCGTTAAATACTGAACTAATATGTAGCCGTTACCGCCGCTGCCTGAGTAGCCGTTAGCAGTTGTGCTGTTGTAATTACCGCCACCACCGCCACCAATACCGCCGTTGCCGCCTTTATTGGATGTTCCCGGCGAGTCGTTGCTCGTTCCGCCGCCCGCTAAAAAACCCCCATCTCCGCCTGACCTGCCTGCAACAGTGCCTCCCTGACATATTCCGCCTAAGCCGCCACCAGTTAGCACTCCATACGCATTGCTTAGTGGTATTCCAGCAATATCTGAATGTCCTCCGGCATGTTTCCCCGCAGCGTTACCTGTACCAAGAACGCCGACAGCACCACCGCCGCCATTATATCCAGTGCCCCCAGCACCTCCAGCATTGTTTACGTCACCGCCGCTTGCTGTTCCGCCTGTACCGGGACTTCCTGTTCCTCCTGTGCCGCCATTAGCTGTAAGGGTAGAGCTTCCATCTGTTGCGGAGCTATTCCCACCGTTGCCGCCATTAGCTCCAGTGTTGTTACCTGCACCTCCTGCGCCAACCACCAATGTCCAGTTAGTGCCTGTAGAAAAAGTAACTGCTTTGCGTGAGTAACCTCCAGCACCGCCGCCTTCAAGAGAGGTGCTTTTGCCTCCACCGCCCCCACCAATAACGTGTATTACACCTGTTCCATTAAAAGGTGGAGTCCAAGTCTGAGATGAATGGAAAGGAATATTAAAAAGATTTCCACCACCACCCCCTGCTGAAATTAAATCTGTTAAATTACTCATTAGATAAACACCCATGATGAAGTTGAAGTTCCAATAAGTCCTATGGACATATTAGCTACGTTGATTGTTAAGTCTGTTGCAGAGCCTACGATAGTGCTGCCGTTACGCCCAATGACTGTCGTGTCAAAGTTACCTACAGTAACGTACACCTTCATTCCCACAGTGGGCGTAGGTAACGTCAGTGTCACACCAGCAGCACTAATGAAGTGATGCGTGTTAGGCGTAGCGTTTGCGTTTGTGCCTACAGTAGCCGTTGGGGTTCCTGTGGCTATGGTGTCAGCAAGAACGCCCGTTGTTACTTTTGTTAAAGCCATTAGCCCACCTCTGGTCTTGTGTCTGGGAAGTTATCCGTAGCTGGCCAGTCGCGCAATGCAACCCTATAGGTCAGGATGTTGTCACGGTTGGGCCAGTCTGGAGTCTGTGCTGCTTTGTCTGTGCGCTGGAGTTCTCCATCACGCCATAGTTTTGCAATGGCCTCTATGTCTTCTTGCGTAAACTCTTCGGGTGCAGATGCTACCCAAAGCTCGTAATGCTCAAAGTTAGCTTCAACAAAGTCAGCGTCAGCAGTGATGGTGTTTGTGATGTTGCCATCAGCATCTTTAATATTGTATTTCATTTTATTCTCCTTACGGTATGTACTGGATAATTACAATGCCTTCGCCGCCTTCACCACCTAAAGATGACGATATATGGCCCCTGTTTTCGCCTGCACCACCACCACCACCAATACCACCAGCACCACCTTGCACCAATCTTTCACTACCTGTATTAAATAGAATACCGCCGCCGCCTGATAATGGGCCGCCATTTACACCGTCATAGGGTATTGTGCCGCCAGGATTTCTAATGCAGCGCCCAGCTATGCCGCCAGCTAATTGCCCCATTGTAGATGACCAGAAGTCTCCAATAATGTCACACTCCCCGGCTATAGGTAGGTCTTTATTACCAACAGAACCCGCCTGCCCTGTACCCGTAAGACCGACTGCGCCACCGCCAGCGCCTCCCTCTGTGCCAGAAACAGCCCCCCCTGCGCCACCTGTGTTATTTACATCTCCGTTTGCAGCAGTCCCTCCTGCTGGAGTTGCGCTGCTTGAATAAACACCGCCTGCGCCTCCATTAGCTGTGAGGGTGGACGATAAACCTGTTCCTGCCACTGTACTGTTTCCCCCAGTTCCACCACCCCCGGTGTTGCCTCTGTTATTTGCACCGCCAGCGCCACCTGCTCCAACGACAACTGTAAAAGAACCAGAAGTAGTGACTGCTAAACTGTTCTTTTTACAATACCCGCCAGCACCACCACTAGTCGTATACTCACTCCAGCCAGCACCACCGCCCCCTCCACCAATAACGTGGATGCAGATGTTGCCGTCTTGAGGCGGAACCCATGTCTGGGACTTGCTTAAAAATATTGTGGGGAATGACGCAGAACCACCACCACCTATAAAATCTGAAAAATTACTCATGCTATTGCCCACCCTACTGTAGAGTTTGTATATATAAATTGAATTGAGAGGTATGCTTTATCTAATGTCATGTCTGTACCGCTTGACATAATATTACTGCCATTACGTCCGACCACTGTGTCTGTAAAGTTTCCAACAGTAACTAATACTCTTTGACCAATAGTCGGTGATGCAGGCAGCGTAATAGTTTTAGTTGCAGTGTCTACAAAAACATGTGTGTTTACTGTAGCTGTAACAGATGTAGAAGTTACTACAGTTGTTATACCTACTGCTACAGGCTCTGAAGCTATCTTAGCCGCTGTGATTGCATCATCAACTATAGAAGCTGTTACAACCGCACTGGCGGCTAACTGGTCTGCACCTACAGCATCGTCAGCAATCTTAGCTTGTGTAACCGCATCATCTACAATCTTAGCCGTAGTGACTGTGTTGTCACTGGGTGTGCCTACGTTAGTTACTGCAATAGCTGCTACCATAATTTCTATAGCTGACCCGTTAGCAGGAGCCTCAGAAAAAGTAACTACAGCGGGAGTTGCGCTAGATACTGCATACGTTGATTTGTTCTGATACACACCGTCTACATACACCAGCGTGTTGTTTTCAATTGCTGCGCCAGAGAGTGAGAAGGTTACATCACTGCCGTCACCAGTAAAGGTGTTAAGCAGGAGGTCAGCAGCACCACCACCTATCTCACCCCACTCTGTGGTATAGCCTTCAAACTTTCCTTCAGTGGTGTTGTAGCGGAACATCCCCGCTGCTGGAGAGCCTTCGCGCTGGCCTGTTGTACCTGCTGAAACTTTTACAGAGCCGGTATTATTAAGTATTAGCGCACCAGTCATTGTGCCGCCAGATTTAGGCAAAGCGTTATCAGCTAAAGTGCCTTGTGCTGCGGTAGCGTAATCGGAAGAATCAAAAGCCTTTACTTCTGCAAGGTTTGTCACCTCGCTGTCCATCAGCGCACCAGCGGCTGTGACGTTAGCTGTGTCTGTTACGTCAGCTGAAGCCTCAATGCCATCTAGCTTAGTACCATCAGCAGCTACGTCACGACCATCAACAGTGCCCCCTACTGTAATGTTTCCTGTAGCATCTACGGTTGTAAATGAACCTGCTGCGGCTGTTGTGCCACCAATTATAGCGCCATCGATAGTACCACCATCAATATCAGGCGTGTTTACGTCTGGAGTAGTGAGGGTTTTGTTTGTAAGTGTTTGTGTACCAGTAAGCGTAGCTACAGTAGAATCTATTGCGAGTGTTACGCCATTGCCGCTTGCAGTAGAGGTTATGCCGGTTCCACCCAAGACACTTAAAGCTTCTGAATCTAAATCAATTGAAATGCTTGTAGTGCCGTCAGTTAGGTCTAGGTCTTGTGCAGTAACCTGTGCATCTACGTAAGCTTTTACAGACTGTTGTGACGGAATACCTGTAGCACTATCAGAAGATAAGTCATCTTCATCCAAGAATGTTTTGCCATCTAAAATTTCTAGTTCTGCTTCAGTAATAACTGCTGAGCCTATTGTGAATCCTGTAGCAGTAACAACGCCAGTTACAGTCAAGCTGTCTACAAAAGCATCTTTAAATCTTAAAGAAGTTGTACCAAGGTCTATATCACTATCAGTTACAGGTACAATAGCTCCGTCTTGAATACGAAGCTGTTCAACAGGAGAGCCGCCAACTTCTATATAGCATTCAATACGATTATTAGTCGCGCTGATTTCTATTTTATTATTAAAGTCTTGGTCGCCAATCTTTCCAATTGCACCACCTTGACCAGCGGTTCCATCGTGCGTGTGGCCCGTAGTTCCCGTTGAAGAATATACAAAAGCATTTAAAAGCTGATTATACTCATTATTAAAAAGAGAAGCAGTAATTAGATTACCGTCTGTAATTGTACTTTGTCTTGTATAGCTTGTACCTGCCATCTAATTATCTCCTGCCTGCGGGAACATAGTTTATATATAAACCGTTAATTGTATAAGGTTGAAGTTGGTCGTCACTGTTTATAGAAAAATTAGACGTATAGCAACTTCCCTGAATAGGTTGTCTTATGAGTGGGCTTTCTGCTGAACCAAAAACTGCTTCTCCAAATACGGCATCTCCAAAAAATGCGCCGCCTCTAATTTCTGGAAAAGTGTAAGATGCAGGCTGTTGTATATTAGCATCTTCAAAATCAAACTTAACTCTTAATGTAGGCTGTGAAAAACCACCAGCGCCTGCATCGGGCGTTACAGATGTTTTAATGTATTGTAAAGTTTTTCGTGTGCCCATGTCACCAAAGTCTAAGTAAGGTGTTTCATACTCAGCTTTAATATCTTCTAATGTTCCTTGATAACTAAAAGAATTACCTGTGTCGTGGTTATAGATATAGCCTTTTGCATCTCCATGTATAATCTGCTCAACACCACTATATAAAAATCCGCTATCTACAGCAGGTGCTTCAATTCCTTCTGTTTCAGACCACTCAAATCCTTGGCCTGTAAAGGTTCCAATGATTCCTCTTGCAAATGCTCCGCCTTCAGTAGGGTTTGAGTAATATAAACGATACTGAGACTTAGAGCGCAACACAACACTTGAAACAGTATAAGCATTTATGTTGTTTGCAATGTTACTTAAAATTCTTTGAATATTTCTGCTTACAGAAGTTAACTCTACATCACCAATACGCGCAGTTCCAGCTAATGTACGAATACCATCAGGGCTTAAAAATACAAGGTCGCCTCCAATTTCTTGAATGCTTTGTCCATCTATGCAGCCTACATTTTTAGTGATTGGAACAATTGCAGTCGTTGAATCGTTAGCTTCAATATTTATTAATCTGTAAATGCTATTTTTACAGAATACAATGCAGTCGCCACGAAAGCTTTTAAGACCTATAACTTTATCTGCTAAACGTATCTCGCCTGCTCCCGCACCTGTAAAATTATTTACTTCATGTAAATGGCTATAATATACTTGGTTGGGATTTTCTGCTGTTCCGCCCACAACAAAGTGGTTACTGTGTACAGTTCCGACTATAGGAGCTTCTGAGTTTGATACTGTAACTTCCTCCGAAAAAAAAGTTCGGCTAGTTAATGCACCTGTTCCTGTCATATAAAAGTAATAAGGTTTATTAGCTCCATCACAAATTACTAGCTCACCGTATACGGACTTACTACCGTCATAGATGTCAATAGAACATTGGCCTTGATTAGTTCTAGCTAATACTGAACGGCCTGTAAAAGTTGTGTAGTTGTCGCCATTGTTATGTACACCATTACGGTTTATTTGAAGCCAAGTAACGCCATCATTACTGAAGAAAATACCTGTTCCGCTACACACTACAACGCCATCTGCGTAAGTTTTAATGCCCAGTACAGAGTTTGCGCCGTTGGGCCTTGCTGCTGAGCCTGCTCCATAAGCTGTAAACCCGCTGACACGGCGATAGCCGCCATCAGGGTCAACCTCAAAATTAAGCAACTTAGTTGCAATTCCGGGTTGACTAAGCAATTCTATCTTGCTTATGTTGGTATTTAAACCACCCTTGCAAGAGAAACCAAAAGGTTGTGAAGCTGCCATATTATATGAATCTCACTCGGTCATCTTTTATTGTGGTTGGTGCGGCTTCAATAAGGTTTGAGCGCATACTGCGTAATCCCTTTCTATAGTCGTCCATTGCAAATGAAGCGGCCTGCGGATTATCTTTAAACTGCCAAATATAGTAACGTGCTCTAGCTAGTAAAACTGTGCTATACATTTCAGGAAACACTATCTCGTCACTATAACTGGTAAATTTTGTTGGGAGGTTCCAAGCATAGAACCACACACGATACACTTTATCAGGTATGGGGCTAAGTCCAAACTTACGTGAATCAGGACTTCTAATTACACTGTTAGGAACTCCAAATGTTTGACTGTCTGCGTCATCTAAGTTTTCTGAAACTCGTCTAAATGTTTTCCAAGCTTCTGTAGTCATAAACGACAAATTCTTTCCAGTGTAGGGGGCTGTTTCGCCAGCTACGCCTACAGTGGTCGCATAAAAATTATCCCAGTCTATTGAACCATAATCTGTTTTAATGGAATCACTAGCTGGTTTTAGTTCATAAAATCTCTGGCCTGCAACTGTTTCGACATATACGTTTCCGTACATAGGGTCTACTTCGCCACTCTCGCCAGCAGATAAGAAAGGCCACTGAGGTTCATCATTGATAATATCAAAGTATGCTTTGTTTACAGCATCTTGTACGTGTCCTTGGACACCAATAGCTGTGCTAAAGTTACCTGAATCTAACGGAACTTCGTTAAGTTCTCTAAGAAGTTCATTAGTCAAATCTAAGTATGATGTTGCCATAGTTTATATTGCCTTTAAATTTGTTAAAGATTGGGGGCCTTTTACAGCCCCCGCACTTATTTGGTTACAGCTTATGCTACGTTGAAGTATGCACCAACGAGAGCTTCAGGTCGAAGAACCTTAGCGCCGTATACGTGCAGACCACGACAGATGTCACCGAAGCTGTCTGGGTCACGAATGACTTCAGTGCTGGTGATAGTCTGTGCAGTACATACCGCAGAGATGTGACCGCCAAGAATAAGGCCGTCAGCATTAGCAACAAGTCCAGTCATGTTGTTAGACTTGTACATGCTAAATCCACGAAGCTTACCAGAGCTTACTAGACCATTACGGATAGAACCTTGACCACCGTTGAAATCTACTGACAAGAGCTTAGAGTCAGACTGCGACAGCTCTTCGTAGAATACAGGAGGAGCTACAACCCAACGACCTTCTTCTGGTACGTTTTCGTCATCAAGCAGACGAGCCATACGAGCCAGAACATCTAGAGGGTCAGTTCCTGCGTGTTGTAGACCAACAGCGTCAGTACCGGTCAGAACGCCAGAAGCGGCTGAAGCAGTAGTGTCTCCACCGATGATGTGGTCAGGAGAAGAAGCGCTTAGACCTGCTTCCATAGTAGCTAGTACGCCAGCATCGAATGCATCACGCAGAGCGTAAGCAGCAGATGAAGCAGCTACTTCCTTGAAGTTTACGTGAGACATTGAAGTTTCGATGTCGTCTACGATGAACTTAAAGGCGTTAGCAATATCAACAACCAAAGTTACTTCGGTGTCGGTCAGTGCAGTTGCAGTTGTGTCAGCGCCACGCTCATACTGATGTACAGTAATGGTGGGTTCTTTAATGATTTTTACAGAATCACCGTATGCAGAAATCTCACCTGCATAGTCAGTGTTAGTGATTGCTTCAGCAACGGAAGCTTTACGGAAGAAGTTAAGAACCTTCTTCGAGTAAATAGCAGGCATAAAGTTGCTGCTAGTTCCAAAGTTACTGTTACTACCTTCTGCAAAAAACTGGTCTGATACGTTATTAGCCATGATTATTTTTCCTTTTATTTAAGACAATAGTTATTAAGCTACTACCCTGCCTTCAATTATGGCTGAATCGATTTCTTTTTCATGTTTATCATACTCATCCATAGACAGTGCAGCAATTTCCCGTTGTGTCCATATCTTTGGCTCATTAGCATTTACGGCTTTTGTTTTAGTTGAAACCATATCTGCTGCCGAAGGGGACACAGGCTGCGACTGTGCCTTCTTACTTGAAGAAGGTTGAGAGCTTAAACCCGATTCCATTTTATAAAAGTCAATAGCTTTGATTGCTAAGCTTACGTCATTAGGATTGTTGTATACCCAATCTTGAATTGCTTCTGGCTGTGACTTAGCCCATTCGTGAAACTCGTCACTTTGCCGTATTTCTGAAAAGTCAGGATGCGCTGAACTTAGAGTCATTTCAGCCTCTTTTCGTGCAATCCTAGCTTCTCGCTCATCAAGTGCTGAAAGTCTAGTGTTAGCCTCTTCAGCGGGTGCTGTTTCTACATACTCGTCCTGAACTTCTTCTGCATGTTCCTCGTGACGAACGGCCTGTTCAACTTGCTGTGTCATTCGAGCTTCGGCTTGAAGTTCTTGTTCTTTCTGTTTAAACTCGTTAATCTTAGTGTCGTAATGCTTTTTTAAATCATCATATCGCTTTTTGTAATCTGTAGCGGATTCTTCTTCAGAAGGGGCCTTTCGGGTGGCCTTCTTAGCTTTCTTTTCGTAGTAAACACCATCAGCACTTTCAAAGGGTTGGTCTTCTTCATCATGCCAATCTTTGTGCATGTTGTATGGGTTTGCTACTTCTTCTTCTACTTCTACTTCTTGTAAGTCAGTCATGTCGCACTCCTTTTGGGGCTTGTCGTCTTTTCAAGGTAGCTATTCAACTCGCGACTGAAGAATAGGGCTTGATACTACAAGGTGGCCTCTAGGTTAAAAGTTAGTGATAAGGGGCCTTTCGGGTGGCCTTATCGGTTTCGTACACTAGGCATTGCATTCGAGCTGAGCATTTGGTTATGAACTCCTTCATCAGGGTCTTCCATATCCATAACGCCATCAAGGATGCTTCCTCCTGCGTACTTTTTCATTACACCGCCATCATAAGCACGTTCTGCATCATCCATCATAGCCTGAAGCTTATCTGTGCCTATTTGGTCAGTTGCTTTTCTGGTGAAAACAAATTCACCATCCGACAACCTTGCGGGTATCGAATCTGATGTGCCGGTGCCGGGGCCTTCTACAGCTCCTTCGCCAGCGAATTCTCCAGCAATATCCATGATGTTATCAAAGATTTGCCCTAAACGCTCATCGCCTTCGAGAGCATTTATTAAATAATCTTGGTCGTCAGGAGACAGTGCTTCTTTCAACACGTAGCCTGCGTACTCGTCTTCCATCTCATCGTCTGGAAGTTGTGTGGCCCTTACTGCTTCCATTTCTTCTGGTGGTATATTATCATAAGTATCTACAGGCATACCGGGAGCCATTAACGAGCCTCCTTCTGCAAAGCTTGTATTAGAAATAGGAGCGTTATTAGCTGCTTCTATGGGGTCAGGCCCCTCTAAGTTGCTGATGCTTGCTTCGGCTTCTTGACCTACAGGTTCAGTAGTAGTTCCTTTAGAAGATGTAACTTCTTCTATAACTGCTCCTAGCAGTCCACCTATAAATTTACCTTCTCGCCCTTCGTCCATTTTCTGTAAAGCAGCACTAATAGTATTACCGTCAAATGTTTTTTCTACCTCAGACCATCGCTCATAAATTACTTTTTTATCTTCAGGAGTTTCTGCTTTGTCCATAGACTGTTCCATTTGTCCGTACAGACTAATATACTTATCTACGTCAGAAACTTCTCCACCCTCTTTCTTTTCCATGCGCTCTTCAGTGCTTGCAAAGCTAGTAAGCTTTTTAAAATCTTTAGGAGACAGTAAGGGCTTAGACTCTTGCTCCAACTGTACACGGTGCAAATCAGTAATAAACTCAGCAATAGATTGCTTAGACTCAACAATCGAAGAGTCAGCTACTTCGTTCAAAGACTCCATAATATAAGCCTTGTCCATTTTTTTATTACCGCCCTGAAACTCAAAAGAGTTTACAAGCTTAGTGGTGTCCTTCATGTTTGTTTGTGCTTCAGGAGCTTGTGTATCTGGACTTGCTTCTACTTTAGATGCGGCTTCTGCAAGCTCTTCAATTTCAGGAGCTACTGCTGGTTCTGGTTCACGCGCAGCTACTACATCTTTTCGAGCTTCAGACAACAATGAATCAGCACCCTCTGCCGCTGCTTGAGCTACTGAGCCTACTGCATATTTTAGTTTAGATTTTTTCATTGTTGTTCCTCTATCCGTTGTTTAGCTTCTGTTGCTTGTTCTTTTAATTTTAAAAGGTTAGCCAGTGAACTCGCTTTCCCCTGCTC